TGTTGTAGATGCGAGTAAAAAAGATGCCGAACATCAATCCAACACTGAATGTGCCTCAGGCTAACTTTCTCCAATTGCCAAATAAGTTTAGAGCTTTTGTTGCAGGGTTTGGTTCAGGTAAAACTTGGGTAGGTTGTTCAAGTCTTTGTGATAAATCTTGGTCATTTCCAAAGGTGCCGTTGGGTTACTTTGCTCCAACCTATCCGCAGATACGAGATATCTTTTTCCCTACGATTGATGAAGTAGCTTTCGATTGGGGATTGAAGACAAAGATCTATGAATCTAACAAAGAAGTTGATCTTTACTATGGCCGCCAATATCGAAGCACAATTATTTGTCGATCAATGGAAAAGCCCAACACTATTGTAGGTTTTAAGATTGGACATGCGCTGATTGATGAGCTTGATGTGATGACAAAGGTCAAGGCTCAACAAGCTTGGCGTAAGATCATTGCTCGTATGCGATATAAACAAGCTGGTTTATTGAACGGTATTGATGTTGCAACAACGCCAGAGGGCTTTAAGTTCACTCATGAGCAATTTGTCAAAGAAGCAAACCAAAGCGATGCTAAGCGCGCTCTATATGGAATGATTCAAGCTTCCACCTATGATAATGAAGCCAATCTTCCTGATGACTACATTGCATCATTGTTTGAGTCTTACCCACCTCAATTGATTTCAGCCTACTTAAAAGGGCAATTCGTTAATTTAACGAGTGGGGCTGTATATCCAGACTTCGACCGGACCTTAAACCATACAGATGAGGAAATAAGACCTAATGAGGCTTTACTCATTGGTATGGACTTCAACGTCTTGAAGATGGCAGCTGTTGTTTATGTGATTCGAGATGGCAAGCCAAGAGCTTTAGATGAGTTGGTCGGTGTGCGTGATACGCCAACAATGGCCGATCTATTGATTGAAAAGTTCCCAAACCATGAGATGACAATTATCCCTGATGCGGCAGGTCAAGCTACTTCATCTAAAAAGAGTAGTGAGTCAGATCATGCAATCTTGAGACAGAAGGGCTTAAGGGTCGAAGTCAATTCAACAAACCCGAACATTAAAGACCGAATTAATGCAGTAAATGCTTTGATCTTAAATGGCAATGGTGAGCGAACACTCTTAGTCAACACAAATAAATGCCCAAGACTCACAGAGACCTTTGAGCAGCAAGTTTATGACGATTTTGGAATGCCAGATAAGAAGTCGGGCTTGGACCATGTTGGAGATGCTGGCGGATATCCTCTTGCTAAACGCTTCCCGATTATTCGTCCTGCAAGATCACTAGATATAGGAATGGTTTACTAATGCCAGTTAATACTGAACATCAAGCTTATGCAGACATGAAAAAGCGTTGGGAAACTATCGACGATGTCTGTGATGGTTCTGCCAAAGTGAAAAAACGTGGCGAACTTTATTTACCAAAACCCAATGTATCGTCTGATTTAACGCAGAATGATCAATATTATTTGGCTTACTTAACCCGTGCTGTGTTTTATGAGATTTCTAAAGACACATTAAACAAGATGGTGGGCGTGGTATTTGCTGAGGACCCAACGTTCGAACCGGATGGAATGGATTTTCTTAAATACGATGCAGATGGTACAGGTAAGTCAATTTACCAAGTTGCACAATCTGCCTTGCAAGGTCAGCTTAAACATGCACGTGGTGGTTTATTTGTTGATTATCCAACTACTGACGGCAATGTGTCTGTGCAGCAGGCAGAGAGCTTAGGCATTCGACCAACAATCGTATTTTATGAGTCGTTGAGCATTATCAATTGGAGTCTAAAGCGAGTTGGTTCGGTCTATAAGCCTGAACTTATTGTCTTGCATGAGAAGTCCACAGAAAAAGATCCAGAAGACGAATTCTCTAAGAAAGAAATCAATATTTACCGCGTACTTCGACTTGATGAAAACAATGAATATAACGTTCAAGTTTATACAGATAAGTCAGGAGAACTACAGGGTGGTGATGCCTTCTATCCAACGAATTCATTAGGCCAAAGATGGAATGAAATTCCTTTTATTCCTTTGGGGTCTTTGGCTAATGATTGGAATATTGACCCGATCCCATTAGAACCAATTGTCACTATGAACCTAGCCCATTATCAAAACAGCGCAAGCTATGAAGAGATGGTTTTCATTTGTGGTCAAGCCCAACCAGTTATTAATGAACTTGATGAAGGTTGGCGCGACTGGTTGCAGAAAAATGGTGTTCGCTTAGGTTCTAAGAATCCTTTAATGCTTCCGAAAGGCTCATCATTTGACTACAAGCAAGTCACTGAAAGCACCTTAGCCAAGCAGGCTATGGATGCTAAAGAAAAGTACATGCAGGCGATGGGGGCGAAGATCCTTGAGACTGAACAAGTCAATAAGACTGCTACCCAATCAAATAATGAAAAGCTTGCCCAGTACAGTGTCCTTTCTTTGTGTGTAGCAAATACCAATGAGGCGATGGAATATGCGCTTAAATGGTGTGCGGCATACTACGGAAGTGGATCTAAGGCGAAACTCACCATTAAGCAAGACTTCGCCAAAGGCAAGATTGACCTTGATACGCTTAAATTCTATTGGGAAATGGTACTTGCTAATCGAATGAGTATGGAAACATTCCATGAGTTGCTTACAACTGGGAAAGTGCCAGAAATTAGCTTTGAAGATGAGCAAACACGTATCGAAAGCGAGTCAATTAATAGGCCTATGGTGGTTTAAATCGCAGGAGTGACAAATGAACGTCCAGTTGTCACAACAAGCTCTACTTGATGCCCTGGTATCACATCAGGCTTATCTCTACCGGTTGTCTTCAACTGAAATTAATAATCTCTTAACACAGTTTGATTCACTCTCTAGTGAGATGCTTTCAAAGTTAAGAGATTTATTAGATGAATTGAGTGATGCTGAAAAGACTGCATTGATGGCAGGGCAATACACAACACCTGCTTTGAAAGAAGTTAGAACATTGGTTCAGACTTGGCAGGCAAGTGTAGCGTCAGGATTGCTTGAGAGCTTCACAGTAAGCGCAACAGCCTTAGCAGTATACGAAGCCACATATCAGGCTAAAACTCTCGCTAATCGCAAAATAGAGCCAAATGGGAAGACGCTATTCAACAAGGCAAAGAAAGCGCCATTAAGTGGTGGTGTGCTACTTGATTATCTATTTGAGAAGATTGCGGATGATGCAAAATTACGAGTAGAGCAAACTATTCGAGACGGTTTATCTAAAGGTCAGACTAATCAGCAGATTGTTCAGCGAATTAAAGGCAAGAAAGCGCTTAATTACCAAGATGGATTGCTTGATCAGAGTAGAAACCAGATTTCTACAATGGTTCGTACTGCTCGGAGTCATGTATCAAATATTGCCTTGAATGAAACGTATCAGACCATTGGTGTTGAGTATGTAAAGTTCATTGCAACGCTCGATAGTCGAACTTCTAAAATCTGTATGGGTTACTCGGACAAGGTTTACAAGAAAGATGAACCTCATCCGATTCCACCACTTCATCCTAATTGTCGCTCGATCTTGATTCCAGTTTCTGATGATTCAGGAAAAACGATAGGCATGCGTCCATTCAACAATAAAGTGAATGGCGAGGGTGAAATAGGCGTTGTTGATTCAAATACAACTTTCAAAGGCTGGTTTGATAAACAAGATGCAGCTTTTCAAAAGTCTTGGCTTGGGCCGACAAGATACAAACTATTCAAAGAGGGTAAGTATTCTCTAGATAAGTTTGTAGATCCGCTTACAGGTCAGCCATTCACACTTGCTGAACTAAAAAAGCTAGATGAAGAAATGTTTAAGAGGTTGGGATTATGAAAGTAATTAGTCGAGGTGTGCCGCCCGAGTTGCAGACCTATAGAGACTCATGTGGCAAGTGTTATTCAGTTATCGAATTTCAAAAGAATGAGTTGCGAGTCATGAGCGATAGAAACGAAACTATCTATGTGTTGAATTGCCCTGTATGTCGTAACGATATTTGGATTGCATCTCAAGCATTAAGGCCAGTTATTTATAGAAATATGTAAAACAACTTAATTCAAACCTTAGCACCTTCGGGTGCTTTTTTATTGCCCGCAGTTTGTGACTGCAAAACCGCTCAGGGAGCAAAACATGAAATACAAACTCGATAGCCTAGAGGGCTTATCTGATGAAATGAAAGCGCTTTACGAAGAAAAAGATGGCGCATTTTATTTAAAAGTTGAAGGTCTGCCGCAGCAAGATAATTCAGAACTGGATGGGCTGAAACGGAAAGTTGAAGAACTTCTTGGTGAAAAGAAAACTGCGCAGCAAAAACAACGTGAAGCTGAAGAAGCAGCTCGAAAAGAGGCTGAAGAAGCAGCGCGTAAAAAAGGCGATGTAGCTGCATTAGAGGCATCTTGGCAAGCCAAACTTGAACAAGCAGAAGCAAAACATGCAGAAGCTACCAAAGCATTGCAAGACCAAGTCTACAAATTAACTGTCGGGCAAACAGCACAAGCATTAGCAAGTGAGCTTTCAATCAAAGGCTCGGAGGCAGTTTTGCTTCCACATATTACAAACCGTCTTCAAGTCGAAACCGATGAAAACGGTGAGGTCAAAGTACGTGTACTAGATTCGCAGGGCAAACCTAGTGCTTTAAGTATTGATGACCTTAAAAAAGAGTTTCGCAGCAACGTGGCATTTAAGCCATTAATTGTTGCATCAAATGCGTCAGGAAGTGGGGCTTCTGGCGGTGGTTCGGGTGGTGGAGCTGCCAAGAAACCAAGTGAAATGACCACGCAAGAGCGCTTGGAATTCCAAAAGAATGACCCTCAAGGGTTCCAAGCAGCAGTAGCGAATGGTGACTTTAATAATTAATTATTGGGAGTAACTCCATGCCTTCTTTAGTAGAAGTATTTAACCGTGACGTAGTTTTATCTTATCTACGTCCAAATCCTGTGGCAGTTTCGCCACTCGTGCAGTCAGGTGCATTCGTATCTGATGAATCTTTACGTCCTTTGCTTACAAGTGGTTCATCAACATTCGTCGTTCCATACATTAACGGTGTGGATGGTAATGTTGAACAGAACTATGGCAACACCATTTTGACTGATATCGCAATGCCTCGCACGATTGATGCAGGTGAAATGCAAGGCCGCGTTGCTTATATGAACGAAGGCTTTCTTGAGTCAGTTCTTGGGCAGTATTTATCGAAGGTCAATTCACTTGAGCTTATTGGTGGAATGCTGAATAAGTATTGGCAACAAGCTGCCGAAAACCGTGCTCTAGCAACAGTAATTGGCTTGCGTAATTATGACCAGGCGAACGGCAAGCGATTCACTACTGACATCTCTGCTTCAACAGCAACAGATGCGTCACGCTGGTCAGTAGATGCCTACATTGATGCAGAAAGTACAATGAATGCTTCATTGCGTGGACGTGGTGTGATGTTCGTACATTCACGTATTGCTGCGAAGATGCGTAAACAGCAATTACTTGAACAAGTGACCACAAGCGATAACTTGCCGCCAATCACTGTTTACAACGGCCGTGCGGTTATTGAAACAGATACTAATACGCAAATTGGTACAGGTGCTAACGCTAAGTTCATTACGATTCTTGCTGGCCCACGTGCATTTGCATATGACTCTGTTCCGGGTCCGAAAGATTTGAAGGTTGAAGAAACACAATCAACTGGTAACGGTGCTGGTCATGAAATCCTTTGGACGCGTCGCAACATGTTGATCCATCCGCAAGGTTTTAGCTTCATTGCACCTAAAGACACTTTAACTGGTGGTACAGAGCGTGAGTCTTTAAGCGCTTCTTGGGCTGATTTACAGAAGGCAGCTAACTGGGAACTTGTAACCAAACCAGAAGACACCTCAATCCGCTTCCTAATTACTAACCTTTAAGGAGAGCAGCCATGGCTGAGAAGCAACCAGACTACAAATACCAATACCCAACAGACCGCCGATATGCTGATGATGCAACTGACACATTAGCTGCTGGCACCATGTTTGACCCTGCCAAAACAGCGGGTGACTATGGCATTAAGGACCCAGAAGTGGCTGTTCCAGTGCCAGAAGCTCCAGCTAATGGCGGTTAAGTGAAGCAGGGCGGCTTTCGGGCCGTCCTTCTTAATTAGATTTTTAGGATTAAGCTATGAACTATGTAACAGTCGAAAGTGTGATTCAAAAGCTAGGGCCTGACTGGTGGGGAGCTGGTGATCCAGTTATTGCTGTAATGCAGGCTAATGCGTGGCTTAATGCTAGAAATTTACCAGATTATCCAGAAGGCGAAGTGCCAGATGCAATCCTTACAGCTGGAGCTTATCTAGCAAAACTTGCAGCAGCAGGGCAGCTATATACAACCAAAGAAGGTGTGGTTGCATCTAAGACCGTTTCCGCGCAATCAGGAACATCTGTAAGTAAGACTTATGTTGCTGGAAAAGAAGAGTCAGTCAGTGGTGATATGCAATTCATCCTTGATCTGCTTGAGCCATTCTTTAGCGAGAAGTATCACATCAACACACATGTCATTACGGAGTAAGCCATGGGAATGCGTGATGAGATTCAGCAAGAACTTGGGGCTGCGTTTGATGCTGAGGATGAGCTTGCTGATGCTGTAGATACTTTTACTTGCACCCGAAAAAAACTTGTTAGCTCCAATCCTGCTACTGGTGAAGATGAATACACTGAATATGTATATAGCGGTCGTGGGGTCTTATTTGGGAGTTGGGCAAAAGATTTAGTGAAGCCTATAGATTACCGCGCCACAGACTCTAAAGCCGTGTTATTGCAAAATGAAGTGAAGGATGCGGCAGGAACTTTAGTTGATCCAGATGTTAATGACATTTGGGTGATTGAAGGTAGTAATTATCGGGTTGTGAGCTATGGTCAGGATCCATCATCAAGTGTGTGGACGGCCCAACTGAGGAAGGTGTAGCGCCATGGGCTGGACAAGCAAACCGAGTGCCTTCACTAAAACAATTGAAGCCGATCTCACCAAAAAACAAAAAGATATTGTGATTGATGCATTGGGTGGGGTTGTTTTAGCCAGTCCTGTAGACACAGGAGCTTTTAGAGCATCACACAGAGTCAGCATTAACCAGACTGACCAATCATTTAATGAGGCTGAGAAAGATAAGGGCGGTGGTTCAACCATTAGCAAGGGCACAAGCGCTTTATCTCGTTTGGTTCCTTACTCTACCGTCTACATTCAAACGAATGCGCCTTATGCAACCAAAATTGAATATGGCGACTTTACTGATAAACCTGAAACACCAAAAACTACAGGCGGCTACTCAAGACAAGCGCCTCAAGGCGTATACGGCCTAACCTTCAACTATATTGCTCAGAAATACGGTGGTTAAAATGGCAATGACTTTAGATCAGGCACGACAAGCCATTATCACTAGAGCAATGGCATTTACAGGCATTGAGCAGACTCGAATTAAATATCCAAATAAAGACTTTACCGTTCCTGCTGATGGTCTTTGGTGCGACATTAATGTGTTGTGGGGCGGTTCAATCATTGCAGCAATTGGTGATACACCATGCACAAGACGAACGGGGATTATCTCAATCAACTGCATGGCTCGTTTAAATACCCATGAAGTTGCAATCACAAAGCTCGCTGATGATTGGTTGGCACATTTTGAATACTTTAAGAGCGGTCAGTTAGAAGTACTGCAAGGTCAAGTGCAGAATCTCGGCAGTAATGGTGATTTTTTGCAGTACAACATTTCAATAAATTATCGCGTCAATTAACGAATTTAACTTTTAAACGAACCTGTCCTTAGTGGCAGGTTTTTTATGCCTGAAATTCAGGCAAACACTGGCTAGAACGACGGTTCGAAAGGAAGATGGTCATTCGACTACTCATTGCATCTTCTTGCCAGTGAATTTTCTTTATGAGTAGTCGGAGCATAACAATGAATGCGATTGTAAAGATTGAAGCAGAAACCCCATTTATTGATATTCAGTTAAATGGAAAAGTCCAGTTAGGAGTAAATGCTCGTGAGTTGCACTCTTGGCTTGGAAGTAAACAAGACTTTTCAACATGGATGAAGCGACGGATTTCCAAATATGGATTTGAAGAGAATACCGATTATCTGATCCACCAAGTGGTGGAGCAGGCTTTAAGCGGGGCAAAACATAAAATCGAATATCTCTTATCAGTTGATATGGCAAAAGAGTTATCAATGGTTGAATGTACTGATCGTGGTCGAGAAGTACGTTTGTATTACATTCAACAAGAAGAGTTAGCTCGCCAACTTAAAGATGGACTACAAGTAAGAATTGGCAAGCTTTCTGCACAAATTGATTTAATAACAAAGTCACTATCAGAGGCTGCTAGTTTCTTAGCGATCAATGGTAAAAAAACAAAACCAGCAATGCTTAAAGAGTTGGATGATCTAATCAATGAGGCACAACCAAGTCTAGATCTAAAAATTAAAGATGAGGATAACTCATGAATATCCAATACGTTGTTGCTGAATGTCGTCCAAGTACAGATGAAGATGGTTATGCAGATGTAGTTATTAATGATGAAACTTATATTTTTACTAGCATAGAGCCTGCAGAAAGTATCAAGGAGGCAATATTGCTAACCATTGATATTAGCCGAATCAACCCGGATCACAAGCATATTGTTCTTCATCATGAAAGTCTGCAAAAGTTGCTAAATGGTATTCATGGTCAAGAGCTAGATGAATAAAACCTTCCAAAAATCTACGCCCTCAATTCGAGGGCTTTTTAATGCCCGAAAATTAAGGAGAAAACCATGTCGAGTGGTGCAAAGATTCGCCTCTATTATGCAGAGGAACAAACCCCCGAAGTATTACCAACTACTCCAGTTTGGAAAACCGTACGCCGAGTTACTGATGGCTTAACTGAAAACGT